ACCGTGATTGAACATATGGACAATTGTGCTATTAAAGAAGATGGGCCATGCACTTGTGGCACTGATGAAGTTCTTGAAGAGCTGGCGCTTGAAGAGGCTGGTTTAACCGCTGAAGACTTTGAATGAAAGCTCCACAGCAAAGCCTGAAGTCATGGGGTGACCAGAAATGGCGGACAAAGAGCGGCAAGCCGTCGTCAAAGACAGGCGAACGATACCTTCCAGAAGCGGCTATCAAGTCACTCACCCCGTCAGAGTATGCCGCCACAACGAAGGCAAAGCGGGCAGGGAAAGCCGCAGGCAAGCAGTTTGTTAAACAGCCCAAGGGCATAGCAAAGAAAACGGCGGGATTTAGATAATGACGACCTCTGGAGCCACAACCTTTAATATCAACCTGAACGAAGCGGTTGAAGAAGCATTTGAGCGTTGTGGCTCAGAGCTACGTACGGGTTATCACCTGCGCACGGCACGTCGTTCACTTAATCTGTTGTTTGCAGACTGGGCTAATCGCGGCGTCAACATGTGGACGTTTGAGCAGAACACGATTGTTCTAACCCAAGGACAGCCAACCTATGCACTTCCTGACGATACTGTTGATATTCTGGACCATGTTATTCGGACCAATGCAAACGTCGCTAGTAACCAATCCGATCTGACTATCACCCGTATTAGCGTATCTACCTACGCCACAATCCCTAACAAGCTAACGCAAGGACGGCCTATTCAGGTATGGATTCAGCGTTTAACAGGTGGCGAGTCACCACTGGTAGGCACGCTACAAGCGGGCATTAGTGCAACGGATACAACCATCCCTGTGACTTCTTTGGTAGGTATACCGACTGCGGGGTTCATTAAGATTGGTACTGAACTAATCGGGTACAACGAGACGGAAGCGGCAACTAGCACTACCCCGGCGTATTTGTACAACTGTGTTCGTGGCCAAGATGGCACCACAGCGGCTATACACTTAATTAGTGCTGCGTTGACCTTGGTACAAAAACAGAGCATTACCGTGTGGCCGACCCCGGACAGTGCCTATACCTACCAGTTTGTTTACTGGCGCATGCGCCGTATTCAGGATGCCGGATCAGGTGGTACGAATACGATGGACGTGCCGTTTAGATTTGTGCCGTGCTTGGTAGCAGGTCTGACGTACTACCTGTCGTTAAAGATCCCAGAGGCGGCTGGCCGTATTGATATGCTCAAAGCCATGTACGACGAGGCTTGGGCAACGGCGGCGGCAGAAGACCAAGAACGTGCCGCAGTTCGGTTCGTACCACGGCAGATGTTTATTGGCGGTGCGTAATGGGCAATAAGTTTGCTTCAGGTAAGAACGCGATTGCCGAGTGTGATCGGTGCGGGTTCCGCTATAAGCTGACAGTGCTGCGTAAAGAAATTATTAAGACAAAGACGTACAACCTGCTGGTGTGCCCTTCTTGCTGGGACCCAGATCAGCCGCAGTTGTCTTTGGGTATGTACCCTGTTAGTGACCCACAAGGTATACGTGACCCACGGCCGGACCTGAGTTATTATCAGGCAGGCTATACAGGTTTGCAGTTAACGCAGACACCGGGCAGTTCGGAAGATGCCAGCGGTGATCCTAGCGGCGGTAGTAGGGTGTTTCAGTGGGGTTGGGCACCAGTGGGCGGTGCAAGTGGGTTTGATGAAGTTTTAACACCCAACTACTTAGTGGCCCAAAGCCCAGTTGGCATAGTAACGATCACGACGACATAGGAGTTTAAAATGGACAAAGCGGATTTGAAACAAGATAAGAAGATGATGGCTGGAGCCGTGCACAAGCATGAAGCAGCAATGCACCCCGGCAAGCCTATGACTAAGATGGCCAAAGGCGGCAAGACTAATATTCAAATGAAACAACTAGGTCGCGGTCTGGCTAAAGTTGCCAATCAAAAATCTGGCGCAAGAGGTCGATAATGGCTAAGTTCTCGCAAAAACTAATGGGTAAAGAAGTCGGTTCTGCTGAAGTTTATGCAGAGCCCCATACTATGGATGGTAAAGCCGGTGTAAGCCTTAAAAACAATGGCTATCAAGGCGGAAGTCGGTTGACTGCTAATGATGTGGACATGTCCGTTGGTAACATCAGCCGCGACGCATACAAAGAGCCTAAGACAACGGGCATCAAAACCCGTGGTAATGGCTGCGCTACTAAAGGCACGATTGCTCGTGGCCCGATGGCATAACCATGAATTACGCTGAACTTGTTGCGAATATTGCGGACGTTTGTGAAAACGAGTTCACAGCGGATGAGTACGCACTGTTCACTGAGCAAGCTGAACAAAAGATTTACAACACTGTTCAGCTTGCCAACCTACGTAAGAACGTAACGGGTACGTTAACGGTAAACAATAAGTATGTGTCTTGCCCCGGCGACTTCCTGTCTACGTACTCTTTAGCGGTTATTGAGAATTACGGATTGGCTACGGAGAACTACACATTCTTGTTGAACAAGGATGTTAACTTTATTCGTGAGTCCTACCCAACGCCGGCAGATACAGGTTTGCCAGAGTATTACGCAATCTTTGGCCCGCAATCTACGGCGGTAAACGAACTGTCGTTCATTCTTGGACCTACGCCGAACAGTGCCTACAAACTAGAACTGCACTATTACTACTACCCGGAGTCAATTGTCACCGCTGGTACGACATGGCTTGGCGATAACTTTGATTCTGCATTGCTAAACGGCGCTCTTGTTGAGGCTATTCGCTTTATGAAGGGTGAGCCTGACCTTATCAATGTTTACCAGACAATGTACATGCAAGCACTTGAGTTGCTTAAAAATCTGGGTGATGGCAAGCAACGTATGGATGCGTACCGTGATGGTCAAGTTAGGATTCCAGTTAAATGATCTCGCAAACACAGACCACCAGCTTCAAAGCCGAGCTATATCAGGGGGTACATGACTTAGACACGGATGTGATTAAGATCGCGCTGTACACGGCTTTTGCTAATCTGGATGCGGATACACTTATTTATAGCGCGACTAATGAAGTGGTAGCGTCAGGCTACACGGCTGGCGGTGCAGTTATGACGGGCATTACGGTTAACACATCCGGCACTACGGCCTATGTAAATTTTGCTAATGTATCATTTACGTCTGCTCTTACTGCTCGCGGCGCGTTAATTTACAACTCCAGCCAAGGTAACAAATCTATTGCTGTGCTGGACTTTGGATCAGACAAAACGTCAACGACCACATTTACGATTACGATGCCTGCGAACACTTCGACAACAGCGTTAATTCGCAGTAGCTATTAGGAGCAATAAATGCTTATCGAACAAATGACCATTAACGGCTACTACCATGTGGTCTGCACAGACGCTGCGGGCAAGGTTAAGTGGGAAGACGATATTGAGAACTTGGTTACGACTGTTGGCAAGAACGCGACCTTGAACTCCATCTTAGGTAACGCTGGTGCTGGTGTTGTGCTGATGGGTTTGAAGGGTGTGGGTACAGCCGTTGTGGGGGATACCATGACTTCTCACGCTGCGTGGGCGGAGATTACGGCGATTGCTGCACGGGTAGCTCCTGTGTTTGCTACGGCAGCAGGCGGCTCCAAGACAACTTCTACGACTACAAACTTTACGATGACAGGTTCGGCTACGGTGGCGGGCTGCTTTATTGTCCTTGGTGGTACTACGGTGCCGGGCAATACGACAGGCATCTTGTTCTCCGCTGGCGATTTCGCATCTACCAGAACTGTTGTAGCTACAGATATTCTGCTGATAACCTACACTGCAACAATCACCTAATCATGTTTGCTAACGCCGCATTTGCTGCTGCACCTTTTTCTACTGCCTCCGGGGAGGCTTTTTTGGTTAGCATTAGTGAGAACATTGGTGTAATAGCTGAAGCGCAGAGTGTTATTGCACAGTTACCAGCACTAGTAATTGAAACGATGTCTATAGCGGATACAGAATCATCAACTTTGACAGCCATTTGGACAGTGATTGATACGACGCAAACGCCGCCTGATCCAAACTGGCAGACAATAGTTAACCCATAAAAGGTGCAAAATGGCTTTAATTATTAAAGATCGCGTAAAAGAGAACACCAATACGGTAGGAACAGGGCCGGTTACGCTTACTGGCACATTCCCCGGCTATCAGGCATTCTCGGTTATCGGCAACGCCAACACCACGTACTACGCCATTGTCAGCCAAGTAGCTAATGAATGGGAAGTGGGTATTGGTACGTACACACTGGTAGGTACAAGTGTGGCTAGAGATACGGTTTTATCGTCTTCCAGCTTATCTTCCATTGCAGCAATTTCGTCCATCAGCCAAGCAACCACTACGGTTACTGTTAATACGGCTGCGGCGCACGGCATAACGGCTGGGCAAGTAATTACTGTTAACGCTGTTGCCGACGCCACGGCGTTAGTTTCTGGCGCAACGGTTACTATTCTGACGGTTGGGACTACCAACTTTGTAGCAATTGGCGCGGCATCAAATACGGTAGGTGTTAGCTTTACGGCCACAGGCTCCGGTACTGGCACTGGTACGGTCACGCTTGACGCACAAGGTACAGGCAAAACAGTTTTAACAGCAGGCGGATCAATACTTACCTACGCAGGAGCTAGCGCAACGTACACGGCGGTTACGCTGTTGACGGGTTTTGCTGGAGTTTTGACGCCATTCACATCGGGTAGTAAAGATGTGTTCGTTACCTACCCTGCCGAGAGAGCAGTCTATGCGGACGGGTTAAATATCATTGCGGATAACGCCGCACTTACCCCAGTATCTTCTGGCGGTACAGGTTTGGCTACATTACAAGCTAACTTCATTCCTTATGGCGATGGAGCAAACCCTTTTGCCAACAACGTTAATTTGTCATACAACGGTACAACTCTACGGGTAGGTACTGCGGCTTTACTGGCGGTAACAAACCCAGCTATTGCTGGCACAGGTAGTGTAAACGACCACATTCAAAATTACATTTACAACGCCAACTCTGGAACAAGCGCTTCTGCCAACTATTTTGTATATACAAATAATAGTACGGATGCGGCTGGTTGGGGTAACTTTGGGTATACAAGCTCTACGTTTAATGACGCGGCATATACTGTTACTGGTTTTAATGAGACTTACTTATTTGCTTCGGCATTAAACGCGTCTTTCACAGGCAACATGGTTTACGCAACCTCAAGCACAGGTTCGGCTAACGCGCATCAGTGGTACGTCGGCGGCTTTAATCAGGTCAAAGGCGCGTACAAGATGCAGCTTAATGCTTCTAATCTAACATTAGCATTGCCAATCGTAGCGGGGGCTAACGCTATAGGTTGTGGCGCGATTACTTCGGCCTCTGGGGGCATTACCGCTACAACGGGTAACATAGTAGCAACAGCGGGCAATATTTCAACAACAGCGGGTAGCATTACTTCCGCAACTACGCTTACAGCAACATTAGGTAACATCACAGCGACAGCGGGTAATGTTGTAGCCAGTTCAATTACGCCAACCGCAGGTACAACTTTAGTTTCACCTATTGCTTTAACGGCAGGTACAAACCTAACCTCCTCTGCTGCTGGTGCTATTGAGTTTGATGGCGTAAACATATACGGCACTTTAGACACAACGACTGGCCGTAGCTCGGTAGGTTTATACAACCAATTTAAATTAGCGGCTAACGGCGGGGCTATTGCTGCGGCTATTGCTAACTACTTTGGTACAACTTCAAATATTGCGTTGGTTGCTAATGCGCTGTACGAGATTGAGATTACGGCGTACTTCTTAAAGACAACCGCTGGCACGGTTACATGGACGCTGACTAACTCCGCTGCACCAACCTCTCAGAATATTTATTACGAGATGTCGCCGATTACAGGTATCGTTGCGCCGCCCGGTACAGCGACCATGCTGGAAGGCCAAGCAGTTAACTCAACAGCGGCCTACTCATTTGTTACAGGCTCATTGACCACGGCAGTTAATCATTATGCGCGGTTTAGAATTCAATTGGTTAACGGTACAGGCACTAGCCTTCGAATACAAGTTACACAATCAGCCGGTACGCTTACGCCGTTGGCTGGAAGTATCTGGACTGCGCGTCGTTTGAACCCAACTAACAACGGTACCTACGCGGCTTAATCGGAGTAAACAATGACTACGCAAGCAACATCTCTACTAGGTCTAGCCTTACCGATTACCGGAGAACTTGACGGTACGTGGGGTGATGTCGTTAATGATTCAATCACTTCACTGCTTGATACGGCGATTGCGGGCACGACCACGCTAACTGCGGATGCGGATGTTACGCTCTCAACTACCACACTAGCGTCCAACCAAGCCCGTCAGGCAATCATTGTGTGGACGGCTAGTGGCACGGTAACACGGTATATCACTGCTCCGGCATCCAGTAAGACCTACGTTGTTATCAACAACACGGGCGGCACCCAGGCGATTGTGATTCGTGGCGTTGGCCCGACAACCGGCGTTTCAATCTTCGCTGGCGGCAAGGCTCTGGTTGCTTGGAACGGCACAGACTTTGTGCGTGTTGGTGCTTCAGCCGGTGGATCAGATACGCAGGTTCAGTTTAATAGCTCAGACAACTTAGCTGGCTCGTTGAACTTTACGTGGGACGGCAACGCAGTACAGATTGGCGGAGAAAAAGCATTACGGATGGCGGATGCAGACTCGTCTAACTATGTTGGGTTCAAATCCCCCGCTGTAGTTGCGACCAGTACAACTTACACACTGCCTAGCGTAGACGGCTCGCCCGGCCAGAACTTAACGACGAATGGTACTGGTGGAATGTCATGGGCTACAGCAGGCGCGGCGGCAACAGGCGCTATTTGGGTGAACAACACCACGGTTTCAACGAACTATACTATTGCCACAAACACAAACGGATTTAGTGTTGGCCCGATTACGATTGGGTCTGGCTATGCGGTAACGGTAGCATCCGGTCAACGCTGGTTAGTATTTTAAGAGGAATAAACATGAGTACAATTTCATCGGGTACCACCATCAGCACTGCGCTAGTGAGCGCGGGCGATACTACGGGTGCGCTTGTGTTTAAGACGGGTTCTGGTGCAACTACAGCCATGACGATTGGGTCAGATCAAAGCGTGACGTTTGCGGGGGTTGTAAGTGGTGTAAATAATGTTCAAGAGTTCACCGCATCAGGTACGTGGACTAAACCTACTGGCGCTACGTTTGTGATGGTTGAATTATGGAGCGCAGGTGGGGGTGGTGGGTCTGGGCGAAGAGGATCAGCGGGTTCTTATCGTTGCTCTGGTGGCGGCGGCGGTGGCGGCGCTCATGTTAAATACATATTTAAAGCAAGCGACCTTACATCTACCGTAACGGTAACTTTGGGTGCTGGCGGAACTGGAGGCGCGGCTCAAACCGTTGATAGTAACGATGGTAGCGTTGGAACTGTTGGTGGCAATACCACATTTGGCGCGTATCTAACAAGTTACGGCGGTGGTGGTGGCTCTCAGGGTAATGGCGGTACATTATATTGCATGGGTGGTGGCGGGGGCGGAAGTGGGTCAGCTGGAACTGCTGGTAGTCCGGGTTTCCCCTCAAGTGGCGGCGGCCCATCCTCTACCTATTTTGGCGGTTCTACTAATCCCGAAAATACTGGTGGGGGTGGGGCAGCGTCTATTACAGGTAGCCCCGGATACTCGGCAGAATGGGGTGGAGGTGGCGGAA